ATCTAAGTAATCCTGCACAGGCGCAACCTCACCGATCTGCGTTAGCACCTCGAACCCGCGCAACATTCCTTGCAGATCTGTCAGCTTCTGAGCCTTCGCAAGCGGCGAGACATACTCAATATCAATGTCCTGACCTTGTAAAAGCTCCGGGGCAGGGGGGAGAAGACCTTCCCGGAGCAACAGCGCAAACGAGCGAGATATGAGAGGACGAAGGAGTTCCGCTTGCAGCCGCCCCAGAACGGGCCCAAGCAATCGCATCTTTTCTTCGTTGCGCTGTAACACTTCAGTCGCTGTCATTGATGGGCCTTCACCCAAAAGCAACTGATCAACATAAAACGCCTGCCTAATAGCATTGCGCCGTTGTTCTTCCATATTTAAGCCCAGCGGATTGTTTGCACCAATCTGCAATGGCTCTAGCCGATCACGCGTGCCAGATCTGTAAAAGTTCAGCGAGCCCGGCGTTGTTCTTACCGGCAGCATAAACCCGTCATCTGGAACCATAAGGGGCGGGTCAATCTGCTTCTGCGCGGCCCTGATCGTTACCTCTGACATCTTGTTGACCATCTTAACATCTGGCAACGCAGTCATTGCTGGCGATCGGCCATAGCTGCTTACGCTATCCTTATTAAAACGCGGCACCATAAACGGGAAGTCATCAAAGCCACCCTCGCTCAAGATCTGCTTGCTAGCGAGATGATAATAAACAGATGCAATAGGTTTGCTCTTTGCCATCTTTCCCTTGGCTTCTGCCCTTGGAAACACAGCGTGTATGATCTCATGCTCCTTGTACGGGTCATTCTTTTGATCAACCAACACAGTGCGCGGTGCGTTCTCTTCGCCAAAACGCATAACAATCGCACGCGCCGTTAGCTTAAACTTACGATACACCGTATCAACGCGGCCCTCTGCATCCTCAGAAATCATTATCTCAGCTATATGCCGAGAACTAAACCGCAGCCCATCACCGTCACCCTCTACATAGAAGGCAGCAGTACCAAAGACCACCAGGTCATAATAAAGCTCGTGGATCTCTTGCTGAAAGTTAGAACGATTAAACGCCTGATACATCTGATCAAGGCTGCTCTCTAACCACTCATTCGCCTCATCACTGCGCTGCAGTTCCTGATCGCGGAAACGCATAGAAAACCAAGGCGTGCTAGGACTGGTAAGCATACCATGAAGACTAGATGCCAATAATTCTACCGCATGAATAGCAGTACCATCATAAATCAACTCAGTGCGCTTATCACCCTGCGTGCGCTTCTTCGTAATATCAGCCTTACGCGGCAGCATATAATCAGCTAGCTGCTGCCAGTGATTTTCCCAGTTAGACCGCTGAGACTGCAACGTCTTATATCGACGCTCAAGCTGCGTCACTATCGGAGAAACTTGCGCCATTACACCATCCTAAAGCTATTCAGCATACTTTTCTTTTTCTTTACGCCCTCTATGGCCCCACCTTGGGTGCGACCCACCATGCGTTGCTGTAGGCGTTCCAGCGGGTCAATCGTTGCCGCCTTTACTCCCTGCGCCGGTTGCGAAGAAATCTGCCCCATCATGCCAGCAATATTCTGAGGCTGCTTTTTAATCATCATCTAATCAAACCCATTAAAGAACGACGAGGACGCGTTGTGTCAGGATCAGCAAGCAATCCCTGCGGCCCCGTTAATATCGTGCCTCTACGGCCCTTTCTGCCAGCAGTCATGGCAGCAGCCTCTGTACGGCCCTCTGGGGCTGCACCCTTTAACGGCTCATCAGCGCCGGGCACCGCAACCTCTGACGCACCGTCAGCCGTATCCGCATCAGGAACCTCCGCAGGACGCGCACCCTTTGGCTTGTCCTCTGTACCAAAACCAAATTGCTCCATACGCTCTTGCTGAACCTTAGCCATCCTTTGCGAATTTGCAGTGCGCTCGTCATAACCATAAGGCTTTTCCTTAGAAATCCTTAAGCCATACGCAACATCACCCTTGGCAATGTCAAAATGCTCGCCAATCGTTTTACGGCGCGCTTTAGGACGCACAGCTTCTGGGAATTGCTTCTGCCCAGTAAATTGCCGATCCTCAGATGTACGATCCTCTAACTCAGTTGGCCCGCCGCCGCCAGTAATAGCATCCATAAACGTTTCAAAAAAACTCTTAGCCATAGACTACCTCATGCTGCAAAAGGGTCATACTCCATGACCGCCTGTCTCTGCGGTGCCCTAGATCGATCCCGCGTTTCCCTAAGCCCCACAGCAAAATACCTAAAAGCATCCGCAGCGTGACTACTCCAATCATGTACCGGCGAAGCACGAAAACTCCGCGTCCTCTCGTTATACGCCCGGTGATACTGCCGCAACGCTTCCAAACCATCCCTGCACTTCTCACGGTCAAACCACAACCGAGGTATCAACATCTGAGCAGCGTGTATCCCATCCTCAACAGGAAGCTTAGGAACAACGCGGAAATTCAAACCAAGATCCCAAGCAATCTCCCGCCTACTCTTACCACTACCAAGCTCACGCACCTCTATGTCATGCGGCGCATTGTGATCCCCGTATAAATACTTCTTCTCAGAAAGAACCTTGCAATAATGAGGCAAGCCCTCATTCCTATTCTCATAGAAGTCTATCACATGCACAGCACGGCCAACACTCTGCGTAAACCAAACCGCCGTACTATCGCCAACACCTAAATCCCACCACGTATCAACACGCACAGAAGGATCATAAGGCACATTCGCTATACGACCAGACGCCGTTATCTCTTCCAAGTCCTTACCGTAAATAGCACCCGGTACATTCGCATTCCAACTGCACTCAAACTCCTGCGCATACTGATCCGCACTCATCATATTCTGAGCAGCAGACAATTCCTCATCATCCAGCAACCCAGTCTCTGAAGCCTTATATATCGCAGTCAACCAATCATCATTCGCAGCAGACTGCTCATAAAGCTCATAGAACGCGTTATGCCCTTTAGGCGTACCAACAAACACACCCCAGCCCTTACGGTCACTCAGCGCCGGCCGTATGACCTCTGGGAACACATTCTCTGGCATCTGTGCAACCTCATCCATCACACAGCCATCTAAATATATCCCACGCAAACTATCCGGGTTCTCAGCACCCAGCAAAGAAATCCTGCCGCCAGTAGGCAAATCACACCGCAACTCAGTCTCGTGAAACTTCACACCAGGGATCTTCCCAGCAAACTGCTTCAAATAATCCCAAGCTACATTCTTAGCCTGACGATAAGTCGGTGCCATATACGCATACCTCGGCGATGGCTTACTATTCATAATCGCATCCCTAAGAATGTGATTAATCGCCCACACCGTCTTACCAAAACGACGATGACAAACAACAACACCCCAACGCTTCGCCTGCATCTCATTGTGCAGCTTCATCTGCAAAGAACGCGGCTCATAAGGTATCTCAATCTTCAATGCTCTGTCTCTCCATCGCGGAACACCATTACACCAGCACGCTCTAACATCCGCTCGTACAAGTCAATCAACAGCACCTGAGCATGTACCCGCTCATCACCGCTAGCATCCCTAGCAGCCTCCCTAAGAAGCGTCAGATGCGCAAAGAATGCATGTGTGTTAGGTTCCATGGCAACGTGTGTGTGAGACACTCCTGTGCAGGTATATTACGTGTATACAGCGGGCGGGCGGTTCTGCGGGGGGTAGGGGTCGGCGGGTCAGAAATTTAACATAATCACTATTATGCGCCTAAGCAATTGTTTGTTATCAAGCACTTAGCAAATCGCCCTATCCGCTGACTGCTCAAACCACAACATATAGTATTTCAAAACCAATCGGCGGGGGTGATGTTCTCGCGCGTAGCTCGGTCACGATCAGGATGTGATATACACACACATTACCCCATATCCTCTAGCATATCCTTAGTGCTTAACGATCTCCTGCTGCTGCGTGCTGACTGTTACGCTGTCCTCGTCGTGTGCGCTGACAGCTACATCACCACCTGCCCATGATATTGTGATGGCTTGTTGCTGTGGTGCTTCCTCTTTCTTATCCCGGATACCCCAAGGCTGGTTTCTTCCTAGCGTCCACTTGAGCGTGTCTATCTCCAGCCTGCGGCGTTGCACTTCGGCATTGGCTAGTCTGTTGTCATCGAACTCTGGCAGTGGCGAGAGTGCTAGCTGATTGATATGATCTGTGTAGTATTCGGCCTGCATTACTCTGCCTTGCCGGTACATCTCCCACAGTTCCTCGTCGCGCACTGCAGCCTTTGTGATTGCTCTGTAAGTTGGCATATCTGGATCTTTGACGATCTGCACGAGTGTTTCGCCTTGCGCTAATCTGTCTATGATCTTTTGCATGACTGCTTTTGTAACGCGTTTCATTGTTCTTTCCAAAAAAAAGCCCCGCTACTAAGAGCGAGGCAAGTTCTCTTGATTAGCATCAAGGGAGGTTCATCCATGAGGTAGAATAACCGGCCCAAAGTTCTGCCGATTATATCCAAGTGTTATCGTATTTCGGTACACTGAGCAAGGAAAAATAACTTTTTTGTTCTTGCTGCTTGCAATGTAACAGTATCTGTCATATCTAAGTGTCAGCTACAATGAGGAGAAAAGCTATGAACAGCGGCATCAACAAAGATGGAACACTTGCACCACAGCAAACGCAGACCCGTTATCGCGGATCAAACAATGCGGAATACCAGATTTACTTGGATTGCGCAGATGATGGTAAGGGCGGCGATATTACACGCGGCGGCGCACCATTAAAAACTTATGACGAATGGCTTAATTCTTAGGAGATATAACTATGTTTACCAAAGCAACAATTATCAAAGCACCATCTGGCCGTTTCATTTTCGTTGGCCGCGTGCCCGAAGGTCTTTGCAACAAAAGCTACGAGACAATCTCAGATGCAAAGGTTGCTGCCGTTGACTGCATGATGGAAGCCGGCGAAACCTTTCCAGTAAGAGTGTCAACAAATGAACTCATTTAATAAACTGCGCGCTCTAATGCGCGACATGGAAGACAGCTTGGGCATCATCGGTGACATCATCGGTGCCCTTTCACTCTTCGGCCTGCTGTTCGTCGGCCTGTTCTTCGCCGGTATCCTTTAACCGCAGTACGCCCTCACAGCCACAGAGAAGCCCCCTGAGTGGGGCTTTTCTTTTTTTATAGACCCACCTAGCCAAACCGCACCTTACCACGCCCTGTTCAGCCGCATATCAAATCCTATCCACATTGGTGCCCAGTACACGCGCTCGCTTGGGATCGATAATCCAAGTCAGTCTAATCAATGCAGCAGCATAATCTGCTTTGACAGTATGCCGAGAACATCCCAGCATCTTTGACAGCTTTGTCCACTTTGGCCCTCTGCCGCTACCGACTGCACTATGCGCCACAGCCCAGACAATCTGCCTGTCCTCTGTCGGCATCCGCAATCCCAGATCCATTGCAAGATCCAGCCTGTCTATCTCAGCAGCACTTGGCGCAACTCTAACCGGGCCCGCCTCTGTCCATCCATACGCATTCCAGCTTTGCACGTAATCAGGCCAAGAAGACATCTTCTGCTTACGAAAGGCTGAAGGCAAATTACGTTCAGTCTCGGCAGCTTCCAAAAAAAGCTCATCAAAATCTGTGACCGTCCACCTGTGCAGATCTTCAAGCTTGGTTATCTTCATTGAACCTCTCCTCAATGATGTGACAGAACTGCGCCTGATCGAGCGGCTCCATTGCAGACAGGGAAGTTACAATCTCAATGTATCTATCATTACTCATCTTAGGCCTGAGCTTGCGCAGGATCTTGCTCAGCCTATGCCCCAGCGGATCGGCAATGCTAGCCGCCTTGCCTGCCTTGTAAGCCGGTGACATTTTCGCGAGCGTCGACAGTAATACACTGTCTGCGCTTACACTGTAATCACTTACAGTGTTATTTATATTAGAGTAATCTTCCGTGTAATCACAGTAATCACTATGCTTAGCACTGTATGTATTAGCACTGTAATCACTTACAGTGTAATCACTGTTATCTCGGCCTAGCGGCCTCGCGTTAGCGTACTGACGTATCGGCATTTGTCAATCCCCTTTTTTTATGCGGGACATCGCGTCGATTTCTTTGCCTATAACCTCTGCAATCTGCGCATCGCTGACGTTATCCTGAGACAAATCTGCATAGAGATATGCATAGTTCACCAAGTCCACGACATTGTCTTCATCATGCTTGCCGTAGATCTCTCTGGCTATCTTCATGTCAGCCAGCATAAGGCATGTCTGCTCAGCGCTAATAGGTACGCCAGCGATTTGGCTCCACCTCTGGGCTAACGCCTTGTACAGCCTGATCGCGGGCCCGCGCAACTGCGCCCGGCTCTCCAATATCTGCGCGCTTCTTTTCTTTAATTCTTCGATGTAAGTCACAAACAGTCTCCCAACATTTTTGGTTGCTGGCGCAGATCAACTCGCCGCTAAGCAAGATGACCCAGCCATCTAGGTTTAAGTCATGCAAGAACCCGCAGCCCTTGCACGTTACGGGCCTACTCTTCCTCCGACCCATAGTCAGGCACCCAGCCGTAGCTGTCGCAGTCTTCGCAAGTCGCAATGCTGTCGGTCAAGAAGCCACCGTTCACGTAATCAACAACCGCCTTCTCGGCTGTCACTTCACCATCGCCGTGACACGTACTGCACTTCTTCGCAGGCTCTTCCCACTTCTGGCCGTGTGCATAGAAAGTAAACACAGCCGTATCGCCTTTGATGTACAAGCTTCTAATGTCGCTCATTTGAACGCCCGCCATAGAATGCAAGACTTACCCCACTGGCTCTTGCCCCGCATAGTGCTGTCATAGATCTTCCCGGCATTGCGTAGCTCAGAGATCCGGGGCTGGATGCTACCGTATGGCCGGTTTAACTTCTCAGCAATCTCTTCACTGCTCAGCGGCAGCAAAGAAGACTTTAGCAATTCATGCACCTGATCACGCAGCGTAACCTTGCGCCCAGCACCCGACACTGCAGCAGCCTTGCTGGTGTCTGTGCCCTGATAACCTGTGCCTTGTTCTGTGTATGGCATTTCACTTCTCCTCTTTGGTTTCAATCCATCCGAGCCATTCTAGGATAGCCTCGTATGTTTCCATCGGCAGCACAACCAACGTGCGCTCCCGGTCTTTGCGAACAAACAGCATGTCGCTGTTGTCCTGATCGAGCGCATCATACAGATCTTGATACGCTCTCGCTCTGCGCTTGCACTCAGCAGTCAAAGCCAATTGCGGCCCCAGCTTTATGTCACTCGCATAGTTTCCCTTCATTGCACCAGACAGTGGTATGCGCTCTGCTTCCACGCCCTTGCCACGATGCCAGTTTACTATCTCGCGCTCGTATGCAGCGCCCTTATCCCGGCTAGCCTTACCCCCCATTTACTGGCCTCGCTTTCGGTCTGATCGTCCAGCGCGGAGCTAAGCTTTGCTCTTGCGTGTAATCAGTTCTATGCCCCTGCGCATCAACGCCAACGCACTGCTCAGCAAAGTCATGCAGCTTGTGCTGCCTGGCAAATGCTTGGCAGTCATCCCAGCTTTCAAAAGGCATGAACGCTACGAATAAATAGCTCATGTTGCTCATGTCAGATCCCTATAAAAATCATTAGGCTTTACCTGCCCCAAGCTAGCAAGCTCTATCAGCCGCATGAACTTAGGCGCTGGCATCATCCGATCCTTGTGATCGGCAGGCAGGCACCAACGCCTTGCCACGGTTGCATGTGATGCACCCACCTTCTGCGCAAGCTTGGCATAAGAATACCCCTGCGCCTGTCTCCATTGTTCTAGTGTCATAATCGCCCCTTGCTTTGTTTCTTTGCATCATATACATTTGACAGTATCAGTCAATACGGGGAGATTTGATATGGGGCTGAAAGGTTCAACAGCTTTTGCTGATCGCTTTAATTATCGATGGCATAGCAACCCAAGTACCCCAGATGCTTGGACTTTTTTTGATAAGGCCGTGCAAAGGGTGCAACGAGATGAAGCGTTTAAGATACTACGGGGCGAAACAGAAGGTGACACTTCTTGGGCCGAAAAGATCTTGGATCAAAGTGCGTACTATAAGGATGCGATGGGCTCAACGCAGTTCACCGACAATCCAAACATGGTTAGTGGAAGGGCAGTGCAGCAATATGCTGATCGGTTACTCGTCGATGAAGTATCACCTTCAGATGCATACGCAGACGCAATCAATTTGCTGCATGGCTTTCGGGGCGGTGACTGGCGCGACACTGAGAAAGATGCGCGCATCATTGAGAACCGAGAGAGACTTTACTACGATGCTGAAGGCAAGCGTAGCAAAGAACCAACTCATAATGAGTTTGGGCTTGTCTGCGAAAACGCAGCGGCAGGCATACGCGAGGCGATGCAAGGTGCGAACAGGATCACGGGTGAAATAGAATTGTTTGGCCCGCTGCCCGGTTGCGAGTTGCCATACTTTGGCAAGCCAGATTACGGCGATGGCCGGTGCGAGTTAAAGACGCAATGGGATCAGGCTGCAGATACAGACAGCCCGCGTGCGAACTCACTGCCAAAGAAAATCAAAGCACCGCATATGATGCAGATTGCAGGCTATTGGTATTTGTCTGGAATTGTGACGCGCATCGTCTATGCTAACAGGCTCGGATATGTAGTGCATGAGCCCACAGAAGAAGAGCTAGACCGTGCGCTCGGTGACATTGCGTCAGCCTGCAAACGCCGGGAAAAACTTATGAAGGTTGCAGATGATGTACAAGACCTGCTGCGCCTGACCGATCCGCATTTCGTTGACAGCTTTGTATGGCGAGATGTTCACCCAGAAGTATTAATGCAAGCCAAGAAAATGTTTGGAGTAATTTGATGGCAGATCTTTTAAATGCAATGAACGAGGTCAATGACCTCAACCGCACGCACGGTGTAACCCAGCGTGGCGGTAAAAAATACACAGAAGTCTTTGTGCGCGTCGAAGCTTTTCGCAAAGCTTTCGGCCTAGACTTTGGCATTAACACAGAAATACTTGTGGATGATGGGCAGCGCGTAGTGGTAAAAGCTACAGTAACAAATGCACAGGGCACCATCATTGGCTCTGGCATGGCTGAAGAGATACGCGGGCAGGGCAATGTAAACAAAACATCTGCATTGGAAAACGGGGAAACATCTGCGATAGGCCGAGCGCTTGCCAGCCTTGGCCTGCATGGCGGCAGCTATGCCTCATTGAATGAGATAGATGCAGTGCAAAGAAAGACGCAGGCAATGGCACAGCCAGCACCGGCAGCACAGCCTGCAACACCTAAGTCAGATAAAGAACAGGCTGTTGCATGGTGCAAAGATCTTGTTGCGAAATACAACGCAGCAAATAGCAGGCGGGAGCTAAGCGAGATTGACCGCAACACACCAGACGCAGCGCTGGAAGCATTGAAGAATGATTATCCAGATCTGCACCAACTGCTCATAGAGCGCTTCACTCAAAAGGAGAATAACCTTGTCAACTAAACCAGAACTCGGCGTCAAAAGCTTTAACATCGATGGCTTTATGCACAATGGCGCA